AGATAGTACAGATCGACCATCGCTTGAATCCCCTTTTCGTGGGGTTCATCGAACACGTACAGGAACAAGTATCCTATTGCCGTGTCATTGTCGAAAGCCTGAATACATCTGGCTTTCTGCAAATACTCCATCTTGAAGTCAGGAGTATGGTCGTGAAACTCTCGCCAGTGGTCCTCTGATAGCCGCTTCAGGTCTACCGGGTCCGATACTAGACGGAAATCGATCATTCGTATAGAACGATAACGGTTCCCGTCGCCGCATTGTAATCTACATAAATCCCTGTCTCACATACTACACCGATGACGTTCTCGATGTAAGTACCCGCCGCAGTTCCGATCGGGATCGTGTCGATGATGGTGCCGGAACCCGCCGATGTCGCGTCCCGGATGTCGATGGTTCCACCCGCCGTAGTGGCGGTGACGGACAACCCTCGATATGTCGATTGTCCTGACTTGACCAGGGAATCGGCCGTTATGGCAGGACTATGAACCGCTTTTGCCATGACTTGATCCGTGATCTGTTTCAGTCCTTCTGCCAGTTCCCGAAGAACCTGGAGCAACCCATTGCGGAAGTTGGCATCAACATTTCCGTGGGGGATTCGACCGTCGACAACGACACGGCTCACCGCTTGCCCGCAGGTTGTAAATCAATCTGGTAAGCCGACACCTTGCAGTTGCCGGTGAAGTTCAGCGTCATCCGGTGCCAACGTGCCGTCTGGCGAACCGGAAACTTGTTCAAGCCATTCGACGGAACGTCGTAGGCGTTGTGGAATGTTCCAGCTCGCTGTGTCATGGCGGTGGCCATTGTCGAGGATGGCGTAATCCATGAAGCCGTCGGCAAGGACATGTACCGCAACAGAACCCCGGTACACCGGCTGACCTGCACGTCATCGCCGATATCGTGTAGCGTGAACGAGCTGTACGAAGGTTCTCCGGTCATTGTCGAGAGCACATGGCTCGTATTGAAGATGGCCAGCAGTTTTGACCCTGGTGAAGCGGAGTCGAACGTCCCTGTATCCGCATCGAACGTTCCAGATCCGGTATCGAAAGTGTCGCTTGGGGTGTTAAAAATGAGCGCAGCCTCGATTGATTGGTCTGCTCTGCCCCATTGACCCGTGACAAGATGGTAGACCAAGGTCGTATCGGGACGACCGGTCGAACTGGCTGCGCTCGGGAAAAAGATCCAGACCAATTGTTTATCTCGGTCGTAAGTGACAATCGTCCGATTACGATAGGTGCCTGAGCAGTTCTCTACAAACCACTTCCGTAGGTCTTTCGTGACCGGATTAGGACGACTCCCGTCGAAGATGTAGATATCATCTTCACCGACACAGAAGTGACCGTTGATGCCCAGATTGGCCACCGCATCCAGTCCGACCACTCCATAGCCAGGGGTTTCTTCCCAAGCCCAAATGGTCTGTCCGCCGACATAGGTTCCTGCGTAGATGGAATTGGACTTGTAGGCAACGATCCGGTCGGAGCCGAACTTCCTTGCTGCCACGATCGGTCCTTCATTCCCTAGAAGACGGCCGGTCGCGCACTGGACGGCTACTGATGGAGTCCAGTTCGTCACATCGTTGACAGCACAACACCACCAGCCATCGCCTCGGGTGCCGTATGTGGCATCGATCGTGTTGAAGGCCAGGACGAAACCGCCTCCAGACGACAGGACCGATTCGACTATGGCCGCTTTAGGAGCGGTGGCTTGGTCTCCAAAAGCGCCGGAACTTGACGTCTGGATGGTGGTGTCGATGTTCGAGGCGATAGAGGTATCACCGAACTGGGTGAAACTCCATCGGGTCGTCGCGCCGAGCGTGTAGTTGCCTCCCCGGCTTCTGTCTGTCCACGATGTTCCATTGAGTTCATAGAGCTTGGATGCCGTCCCAGCGAAGACACGTCGTGTCGTATCCAGTTTGGTCAGTGTGGCCGCCCCGAGGCATTCGGCAGCGAGCGCACTGGCATAGGCAACCGGATACTCACCTGCCCGCATCCCGGACTCATAGGGGATCCAGTTGATGCAGTCCAGAATGATGCCCGGAGTCGTCGTCGGTAGGTCCGGGGCGAAACCGAGCAGGTTGTTCATGGGCCAGGAGTCCCAGGTCTTACGAACATGCTCCCGCCAGCGGGTTTTAGGATACTTCTATTCAAGGATGACACGATGGACTTGTACATCCCGGACCAGACGTTAATCATTTCCAGATCGGAGATGAACGGTGCCGACTCCAGAAGCGCCGCGAATAGATAGATGTCAGGAGCGTTTGTAAGTAGCCAATTTGTATCGCTATCACTGGCCAAGGCGGTGAATGCCTTGTAGTAATCCAGGACGTAGGACGCAGCGCCCGTCCCAGCGGTTTTGATCGCGTTGTTGAGAAAGGTATAGTGAGTAGGTAGGTCTGAGTCGTTTTCCAGCTCCGTGAACCGCTGATTCGGAGCGTAGTCGAGGGTCCAGTAGGTTGTGCCACTGACGCCTTTCAGACGGATGATCTCTAGGAACCCTGTGGGGAACGAGATCGAACTATTGGTGATCGTCCCGGTGGACTGGTTCTGCATCGCTGGGATACGAAGAGGAACCGATGGATTCGGGGCATCCGAGCCGTAGGATATGCGCCGTTCACCGAGTCGGATGAAGTCCGGAATGTAGGTCGTCAGATCGCTACGGTTCAGGTAGTTGGCTACCGCCGTCTTGAGTTCACCGTAGTTGGTAATGGACATGATTTACGCCGGTTTGATCGCCACGGTAAATCCAACGGTGTTGGCAGTCCCGGAACTGATGGTCGTACTGCCTGAAATCACCCCTGTAGCCCCCGCGCTGACCTTGACCTGATCCGCGAACGCCAGACCGCAGAATGAGCCGTTGTCGGTGGTTACTCGTGAAGTATACCCGCCCGGTACGGTAAATCCATAGGTGGGACCGTCCACCGACGCATCGACGCCCGCAATCCACAGCACCCTGGCATTGGCGGTGGCCGTGGTCGCGGTGGGGCTGCTGGTCGTCACCGGACTGGCAGACGCAATGTTGTAGGCCGCCGCCGAACTGGCATCGATCGGCGTGGCGTTCTGTCCCCGGTAGGTTGCCGCGATGGTGATGTTGTTGGCATCGCTGAACGTCACCGTATACGTCGCGGGCTCGGACGAGGCTGTCTTGCGGAATACCGCCATCGACATCGACGTGCTGCTGGTAGTGGAGCCGATCTGGGTGAATCCAGCCGGTGCCGTGATGGTCTGCGATGCGCCATGACAGACACCGAACAACAACACCAAGTCTCCGTTGGCTGTTCCTGTCGGCTTGTTGACCGCAGCGTCATAACTCGCTGTCGCCGAGGCAACAAACGTCGGAGACGATCCACCCGGTGTACCACCGCATTCGCTGGGTGCCACATTGAAGATCGTCGTATCCAGCGAGGTATCTCCGAATACATTGCCGACTTCAACCGCCAGCCCGGAATTGTCCTCATAGTTCATGAGAACGCCATTCTGGTACATGAAGTCCTTGCAATAGATGCGATTGTTCGAGACCGTGTGCGTGTTAGCAGGTGATGGCGTGCCACCGCTATTCCCAGGATTGTCTCGAACGTACATCCCGAGCGCCGATCTGGAATGGTTGTTATAGATTTCGTTGCTGTCGAAGGTGATATTGCTTCCTCCGGCGATACCCATGCCGACGTTCACAACCTGTGTGATGACGTTGTGGTGGGCATAGATGTTCTTCCCTCCATTTGGCCCATCACCGACCATGATCCCCGAGCCGTTCTGATGCTCGGGAGGCGTTGAGACTCCACGGATGCGGTTGTACGAGATTTCGGTCCGTAGGTTGGTCGCGTTGGCTCCCTCGTGGTCGTACATGCTGATCACGTCCTCGGTGCCACGGATCGTTCCGTAGTCACCATCGTAGATATTGCACTTGACCTGCGATTGACCTGATCCGCCCTTCACGCTCTCGAACTGCACCATCTGTCCGGCATAGAACGGACCGCGAATGTTGTAGCAGAAGTTCTTGGTGAAGACGATCGGATTGAACGACTGGTAAGCAGTCATGGCCGAAGTCACGTCGTGGATGACGTTCTCGGTGATCGTGATGTTGTAGCAACCGGCGCCGATGCGGATACCGTGGTAGTTCGACGGGTCTCCATTTGCATTTCCGATCGGTCCGATCTCGTTGTTGATGATCGTGACATCGTGCACCCCTGGCGGAATGACGATGCCATGCCCACCGGAATGATTGATCCACAGGCCCGTAATGGTCGAATTGCTCGTGGCCGTGACAACGCTGGTTGTCGATGACTTTCCGGATCGGATCGTTGCCGGATTCGGAACTCCTGACGAATCTGCGATCATCGATACTCCGGAACTAAGATATGTTCCGGTATCTCCAGCTGCATTCGTCGCAATGACAGCGAACGTAATAACGTCCCCATCTGCAAAACCAGTGGTATCCAGCGTTTCAGTTATTGCCGCGCTGGTAATCAGACCGCCTTGGTTGTTGCCGTTCTTCTTCCACTGTTTTTTGTAGGACGTTGGACCATTTGTCCATGTTCCGACAGAACCAGTGAGTATCGTACCGATCAGATTCCCACCGGTTATGGATGGGAAGGTAATGATTTGGGCGATGCTTGACGGCGCATTGACGGTGTATGTCTGAGATGGATTATTGACTGGAGAACCGCCAGCCCACGCAGCTAGTTCGACAACTGAAATCCCTCTCGGAGAGACTGATGCCGACGTAGGAACTGTGAATGTTGTGGTCGAAGTATTGGATACGATCACGCCATTTACGATGACGTTCCATGTTCTAGATGTCACCGTTCCTGAAGAATAGGTTCCTTGCGTGATGGTAGCTGTTTCTCCGACATCTGCTGTTCCACCAGGAAATGCAATCGTCGGAGCAGCTGAAACGACTGGAGCACCAGGAGTAGCCGGAGTTCCTCCAGCAGAAGCGATCAATCCGTATAACTCTGTGATAACGGTAGTCAACGATCTGTTCTGATATAGAACAGTAGATGAATCCTGTGTCCCAGTATGGTTAGAGCGGCCATATGCTGTGATATCTGCCTTGGCGTCCAGGATCCCGCCAAATCCGGAAGTGATCAACTGATTTATTGTCGAAGAGTCTTGCGTAACAGCAACCAGTTCAGTTCCGTCAGACTGATACCTTGTATATGGTGCAGCATTCAGTTGATAGATTGCAGAATAGTCGGAAATCATTCCTGCTGTCGGAGTGGAAATCTGTGCAGAAGAGACTACGATAATCTTCTGGTTGATGATGTCACGACTCAGGAAAGACATATTCCGCCATTACCCAATGTTCGTTGAGCAGGATTTCATCCTGCCATCCAGCTTTTAACTGGTTCCATGATACGCCTGAGAGCGGGTTTTTTGTTTCCCTGGACGAATTTCAGTCCTCGACCGAAAAGTCCCATCACGTCCACCGCGTCATCGTGCTTCCCAGCAGGGAATCTCAAGAGTTGCTCTTGAACGTGGGACTTCCAGATCGCGTTCTTCGGCCAGAATACCTTTCCCATGCTCATCATCCCCTGAATACCAATGGCCCTATATTCCTTGTCCTGAATAGATGGGAGCCATTCGACTCTACAGGTAGTACCTCTTTCACTCATTCTCTTGAGCATGAAAGGTTCTACGGATCTCCTGATAGGTCCGGATTCACCGAACCAGCAGTAAATCCCGCTATGAGACTCAGAAAATCTCCCGATCAGGTCACACATCTTGTCGATCCAGACATCGGCTGATTTCTGGCCATACCACCAGTCCAGGATATATACGTTCCTGGAAACATCCACACCAAATATCCCATGTTCCGTGAAATCCCCGGAACTAGAGGTAACCGCAGCATCCGTAGCTCCGTAGATCCTCAAATCCTTTGGAATACTTTCGTACTCCGCGAACCATTCCTTCTTGAAGAAAATACCGTCATCAGGAATCGGATTCTGTAAATACAGTGCATCCCATATCTGAGGCTCCATATTCGCCTTGAGTCTCGCCAACTCTTCCGAGTTATACCTTTCAGGCCAAGGAGGGTCTTCGATATCCGCAGGCATGGAGACGACGGTCCATTTATCCCCACCGTTCTTTTCTTCTTCGAGTAAACGTCCTACGATATCGTCTTCACCAGTCCTGTGCTGAATGACGATAATCGACCCACCTGGTCTGATCCGGTTGTAGAACGTCCCACGATACCAATCCCATGCCCTTTTCTTCGAAAGCGCGCTCTGAGCATCTTCCCAAGTCGAAAACGGGTCATCAACTATTCCAAGAGAGGCTCCCCTACCGAAAAGGGCACCCCCTATACCTACTGCGTAATACCCTCCCCCCTGCGACGTTTCCCAACGTCCCTTCGCCTGGGAGGATTCACTCAGACCCGTATCAGGAAAGAGTAGCTTGTACTCCGGAGACCGAACGCAGTCCCGAACTGCTCCACCGAATTCTGTCGCCAGATCACTCGTGGCACTCGCCGAAATGATCTCAAGAGTCGGGTCCTTCCCCAACAACCAGGCCGGAAACCTCTTGGAGGTGATCCACGACTTCCCATGTTGGGGAGGACACAGAAGAAGAAGCCTATCGATCTCTCCCGAGACCACCCTCTCCAACTGCTCACATATCTTGTAGTGGATCTTCCCAGGCTTCCACCGAGGACTCGTCCACCAGACTATTCGAGGAGTCATCTAGCTCCAACAACCTCTTCGCAGCCTGCTGCGGAGTCACTTGCTCTTCTTCCGAAAACTCCTGGCATGCGCCATAGCCGCTACTCGGTCAAACTTCTTCTCAGATACGTCAATACGCTTCTGAACCACTCCCATCAGCGCAGGAGCCTCTCCAAGCCTGATCGGACCCTTCTGATTCACTTCCCGCACCTCACCCATCACCATAGCCTGGTCACATCCAAGCCAATCCGAGTGAATCTTCCCACAGTGTAAGCACAAAGTATCAGCCAACTGTACTC